GAACATCAATTCTGTCAGCCACAGACCGGACATTTGCCTGGGGGTATTTTAAAGTTACGTAAAATAGGAGTGGGATTAGAGAAATATAAAAAACAAAATGGCTTCCTGGACTTCACTGATATGATCCTAGAGTTTATTAAACGTAATGTATCTCCTAAGTTTCGTTTACTTATTATAGATGAGGCGCAAGATCTTAGCGCAATTCAATGGAATATGGTAGACATTTTATCTAAAAATGCTACTCATACCTATATTGCCGGGGATGATGATCAAGCTATATTTGAATGGGCGGGCGCACACCCGTGGCGCTTTAAACAACAGACAGGAAATAGAATTATTTTAAATCAATCGTACCGTGTACCGTTAGCCGTGCAACAGCGGGCAAATTCTGTAATAGGCCGTATAGGACACAACCACCGAGTACAAAAAGAATGGGGGGCTACAGAGAGAGAAGGGGTATTAAAACTTCAAACCAATCCCTATCGTAATATAGATTTCTTAAAAGATGATTGGCTAATTTTAGCACGAACAAATTATATATTAGACAAAGTGGAAGAAGAATTAAAAACGCGGGGGATATTTTATCAACGACACAATTCTAAATCCGTGAGTGATCGTCTACTCCTAGCTATTAATAGTTGGACTAAACTTACACGCAACCGGTCTATTACATTAGAAGGTGTAAAGGCCATGTATCATTATATGAATGTAGATACAGGAGTAAAGTATGGATTCAAAACAATGCCACGGGCCAGTGAAGATAAAGAATATACCCATGGGGATTTAATAGATAATCACGGATTACTTTTACCCCAGACTATGCAATGGGATGTAGCGTTAGATCGTATATCTCCAACAAGACTGGCTTATTTATTGGCTTCATTAAGACGAAATCAAAATTTAAACCATGAAGCAAAAGTTAAACTCTCTACTATTCATGGATCAAAAGGCGGGGAAGCAAGCAATGTATTATTATTTTCTCAGTTATCCCACCGTGTTGATGAGGGGTATAGAAAAAATAGGGATGCAGAACGCCGGGTCTTCTATGTGGGAATGACACGAGCAAAAAATGAATTGCACATGGTGCGTTCAGAAAATGATAAAGAGTTTTCAGAAATGTTTTGGAGGGTGTAATGAGAACAAGAGATTATTTAGACAAGGCTATCAAAGTTGTAACGGGACAAAGACAACATGATTATGGGAATAAATATGAGAACCATAAAAACATCGCAGACTTATGGAGTGCTTATTTAGAAACAGAAATATCGCCTCATGATGTGGCAATATGTATGCTCCTTGTAAAAGTAGCACGACTGAAACACAGAAAGACGGAAGACTGTTACGTAGACATGGCGGGATACGCGGCAATCGCAGGGGAAATACAGGATAAAGAATGAAAAAAACAACAATAAGAAGCAAGGATGGAAAACGAACAGTGGGAATGTATCCTGAAAGCTGTCGAGAAATTACTTTTAAGTATAATGATTTTTATAACGAAGAAAAAGATAGGTATGGATGGCCCGAGGACTCCCATTTATTACTTTCTCCTACAAGAATACTTGATGGCACAAAAGATAAAGCTGGACTGGAGGCTTGGAGAAAAAGAGTGGGGGAAGAAGAAGCTAACCGAATTACTGAAGAAGGAATAAGCATTGGAAAAAGTATGCACAAATATCTGGAAAATTCTATTTGGAAATTTTGCATTAATTGGAGGCTTGGTGATGAATGGAAATCAAAATATGCAAACTATCCTCCCCTTGTCAATCCCGCATACCACCCCTACGCTGAGCTCGCAACTAAGATGGGAAATATAATATTGGAAAAAGGATTAAAGGATCGCTTGGAATGGGTCTACGGAGTAGAAGCTCATATTTATTACAGCATTTATTTCCGGGGCGTTATTGATCTCGTGGGAGTTTATGAAGGGGAAGAAGCCATTGTTGATTTTAAAACAAAAAAACAAATGCCTAAAGAAGAATGGACCGAGGATTGGAAAATGCAAGTGGCGGCATACGGAATGGCTCATAATTTACAATGTAGAACTAACATTAAAAAAGGAGTTATCTTGATAGTCACACGTGAAGAAGAATTTAAGCGCATTATTATTGAGGGGGAGGAATGGAATATGTATTATGAAAGGTTTTGTGAAAGGCTAAGTGATTTTATCGCCACTGATAGAGATGTAAAACACAGGGAATATAAGTGGGCGCAGCTGCGATATGATGAAATTCAAAAAACCATAAAGGAAATAAAATAGGAGGCCTATGCAGATACCCTTATTTCAAACTAAAATTGAATGGCTCCCTCCGGAAAGGATACCTGATTTAAGCGAAGCAAAAGAAATTGCCATTGATTTAGAAACAAGAGACTCGGGATTGAGTGAAAAAATAGGGCCTGGTTGGGCCGTGAGTAATGGTTATGTTATTGGCGTAGCTATAGCTGTTGAAGGGTGGCAAGGTTATTTTCCTCTTCGTCATGAAGGCGGGGGCAATATAGATGAAAAGGTTTTTACAAGACAGCTTAAAAAAATTTTAGAATTACCGTGTGATAAAATATTTCATAATGCAATTTATGATGTAGGGTGGTTACATCAAATGGGGCTAAAGGTTCACGGCCGTATTATTGATACGATGATAGCCGGTCCTTTGGTAAATGAAAACGAACCCAACAGATTTTCTCTTGATGAGTTAGGAAGAAAATATGTAGGAGAAAAAAAAGCGCAAACTGCTTTATATGAAGCAGCTAAGGAGTGGGGTGTTGATGCAAAGACTGAGATGTGGAGACTACCTCCCATGTATGTGGGCCACTACGCTGAACAGGACGCATCCCTAACATTAAAACTATGGGGCGTGTTAAGACGTGAAATAGTTAAACAAGAACTTATAGATGTATTCAAATTAGAAACAGATTTATTTCCTGTTTTATTTGAAATGAAAAAGAAGGGAGTAAGAGTAGATGTCGATCACGCAGAGAGAACAAAAAAATCTTTATATACTACAGAGAAAAAGATACTTAAAAAAATCCATGAGATTACAAATATCCACGTTGATATTTGGACTCCGACATCTGTCGCCAAGGCTTTTGATGCGGCAGGGATATCTTATGAGCGCACTGAGAAGTCTAAACAGCCTCGCTTTGACAAGGACTTTTTGTCGAATCATTCTAATCCACTTGCAAGGTTGGTTGTTGAAGCTCGTGAGATTAATAAGGCGAGAACCACGTTCATTGACAGTATCCTCAAGCACGAGATCAAGGGGCGGATTCATGCTGAAATAAATCAAATGAGAAATGAGCAGGGAGGCACGATCTCTGGTCGGTTAAGTATGCAGAATCCAAACCTGCAACAAATCCCTGCTCGCAATAAAGATATAAGCCCTTTAATTAGAAGACTATTTATTCCTGAAGAAGGACAGACCTGGGGCTGCTTTGATTATTCTCAACAAGAGCCACGTCTTCTAGTACATTATGCAGCCTTAACTAAGCTTGAGGGGGCACAGCATTTAGTCGAAGGATATCAATCCGGCAACATAGACTTTCATCAAACTGTAGCAGACATGGCAGGCATTGACCGTAAACAAGCAAAGACAATTAATTTAGGCATGATGTATGGTATGGGCAAAGCTAAATTAGCAAATGAATTAAATCTTACAGAATTTGAAGCTGAAGATCTTTTTTCTAAATACCATACTAATGTACCTTTTGTTAAACAACTAACTAAGAATGCACAAAAACGAGCAGGAGATGTAGGTTTTATTAGAACAATCAAAGGACGCAAATGTCGTTTTAATTTATGGGAGCCATGGGAATTTGGAGCAGGACTACCTCTTCCTAAAAAACAAGCTGAACGTGAGTATGGTGGGTTCACTAGAATAAAAAGAGGGTGGACATACAAAGCGTTGAATAGATTAATACAAGGCAGCGCCGCTGATCAAACTAAACAAGCTATGGTTATCCTATATGAAGAAGGTTTCTTACCTTTAATACAGGTTCATGATGAACTCGATCTTTCTTTTGAATCAGAAGAGCAAGCGAAGAAGATCATTGAGGTAATGGAACATTGTGTAGAATTAAATATACCCAGTGTAATTGACTTAGAGAAAGGTCCCTCATGGGGGGAGGCAAAATAATATGGCATACGCAAATAAAAGACAAGAAAGGTATATTATGACTGAAAAAGGAAAAGAAGCTATTAGAAGATCGAGAAGAAAAGAAGCAGCAAAGTTACGTGCTACTCCAGACGGAAGAATAACTTTAAGATACCGAAAGATTAAATGTGAATGGGGAAAACCTGTTGCTGACTGGTGGCTTAAACAAGATACAAAGTGCCCTGCATGTGGCCCACATGTTCTTTATGACAAAGCTCCCACACGAATAAAAGGAAGAAGCAATGAATCAGAATTAGTTATTGATCATGATCATCGATATACAAGAAAAGATTACAGAAATAATTCAGATCTTTTACCAAGAGGTATTTTGTGTCACCGGCATAATTTAGCTTTAGGTATGGTTAAAGAAAATATAGAAGAACTTAAAAGAATGATAGATTATATAAAGAACTTACCTGTTGGTAGGAAGGTTTGATGTAGAGGTAACAGGGGGAGCAACACGACGCAATGTCCAACCGTAGCGTTTGCTATAGTATGCCTTGGTTTCATACATTTTTTCAATATCTTTTTTGGTTAAATCTGATAAGATCTTGAGTGTTTGTTCTTGCTGCATACAATTGACACTATTTACATTTTTACAAAGACACAAGAAAAACCAACAATACTCTTGTGAACTGTGTCATCGTTTGTACGACAAGACGTGTAAAGGTGTAAAGGTTGAAAATGATTAAAATTTGGTTACTGCTGATGATTATATCCATGCCAGATCAGCCATCGGTAAAATACACAGCCTATATTTATCCTGATGAAGAAAAATGCTTAACGGCACAGGATAGCTATAATATAGCCTATAAAAACAAAGACCAGGATTATAAAAACAAAATAAAATCAGAGGCTTTTTGCATCCCTTTTGACGCTTTCCCTATTGCGGGAATGCAGTCTCCGGTGAGTGCATGAGAATTATTCTTTTAGTTATTCTTTTTCTGCTTATATTGTTTGTGGTAAGTTGCACGATGTATGAAGGATTATCTATGAAGCCCCACAAAACTAGTGTGACAACAACCTATGGACAGGATGAAGTGGACAAGGCCAATGATAGTAAGGATCAAACAAAAGATTCAATGCAAATTACCATTAAGCAAGAGTTTTTATGGAAAGAATGATAAGCAGTGGGGTAACTGACGATTAAAATTATTCTTATTTGTGCCACTATTATTATAAGTGTTTCAATTTGGCGTTACTATTCTCCATACCAAACCTTTATGCGTGACTGTATATATAATGAACACTATGAATGGGACTTTAGCAAGGAATATTGTACCTGGTATTATAAGGAATTATTAAAGGAGGGTTCTTGGTTAAAAGAATTTTTAGAAAATTAATTTAATTTATTATTTATTTGTTTTACTTGTTCTTCTATCACTGCTAGTCGTGCATCAATACGCAATAAATCTAAATCTTTAATGCTTGATTCAAGGGCCGTGACCCGTGAGGAAAGCATCCCGTTTGTAAAAGCTATGCCCGCTACAATGCAGGCTACCCATATCCAATCACGAACGCTTAACATTATACCCCCAACTCTCTAGAATAAAATATTCCTGATTGATCAGGGCTACCGAAAAGTCTTAAGTTTCCCCCCCAAAGTGGTTTGTTATATTCAAGTTGTTGATTTTCAAGATCAATATCAAAACCCCTATCATCTTGCATCTTATTGTATCCTTCTTGCAAGACATTGGCTCCTCGTTGAAATATTCCTTCATTGGGAAGCTGGTCCCTTAAATTAAAATAATCAAGAAGGTTCATTCCTGAAACATCCGTCCCTGAAAAAATTCCGTCGCCTATCACAGTATTATTACCTGCGGGCATTACTTGATAACCATCAGATAAATCTAAACCGGCTGCATTTACATTTATCGGAGCCGTACCATCGACGCTATTAGCAAGAATCTCATTGTTTCCGTTTCCAAGATTATAAGCTTCGGGTGTACCGAGAGCTTCTGCATATCCTAAAGGAAATTCTGTTCCCGGCAAACCTAGAGTTTCAGGATTAGCGTAGGGAATATCTCTTCTCTTTCCCTTATCAAATAAACTTTTTAGTCCCTGTGCTACCAAAGGTCCCTTTTGCAGGAGATTGGCTACTGGATACATTTTTGCATACGCTTGAGGATTTGTATTCTGTAAATTTCTTGTCGGGTCTATATAATATTTATCCTTTGTTTCTCTAAATATATCATGACCGGCACCGGTCATGATAGGCTGGCCTGTCCTAGAAGAACGAACAATTCTTCCGTCTGGGCCCCCCTGTCTTAATACACCTCCTGCTTCTATGGCGCGTTCTAATCCTAAGTCAGTAGTGAATTTATTCTGCCTGGAACGGAGGTCCTTCGCTTTATCTGTATCCCCCGACCTAAGAGCTTTTTGAACACGGCGATCAAGACTACCAATGCTTTCTTTTATCTCATTGATTTTATCTTGCCGCGTTTTTTTCGCTTGCGCTTCAAGGTATGCCCCTTTTGTGTCTGTAAACTCTGCCATTATATTAGCCGCCTATCGCTGTTAAAGATTTTTTCTTCCCAAACGTGGACTCTACACCCAATGCTTCATAAAATCTATCACGAATTGCGGGGGTTGACGCTACAATTGGTATTGATTTAACTATTTCCCGAAGAAGTTTTTTCTTTTCTCCTTGTGTCATGAGGTCAGCGATCCCCTCTAAGTAACTCACGAGCCTTGTTACAACAGGACCCATCAATGCTTCAACAGGACCAGATCCAAATCTCTCTGCTCTTGCGGCGTCCATTAAAAACTGAACAGGGCCTAAGAAACCTGTTCTTTCTACTGCCCTTAAAAGTTTCTCATTGAGATCTTCATCTTTATAACGTTTACTTCCTTCAGGACCGTATTGTAAAAACTCTCTCAATTCATTACCAAGAGTTGCAGCGATAACCATAATCGCCCCAACAGAAAAATACTTTGCGGCATTAGGCACCCCTTCATAAAATCCCGTGTCTTTTACTTCACTAATCCATCGTTTTAAAACAGTGTTAGAGAAAGCCACTTGGAAACCTTTTAACTGAGAAAACAAAGCGAGCTTAGGATCAGACATCCACATAGGCCTTGTTACGGCCCGGGGGTTCATAACTACTTCATTAGTATATCGTACTCCGGCTAATCTTACTTGATCTTGATAGAAAGGAGTTGCTTTATATTCTTCCACATTTCCTTTTCTGTAAGCTTCGGAACGAACAAAAGCAACAGCGTCATTTGGATTGACACCTAATTCTCTTAGTTGTTCTGCATAAACTTTATATCTTCCTGTTTGTGGTAGTTCTTCTACGCTTGTTAAGTCTAATCTTTTCATGTTACTGGATAAGAAGCGTGCATGACTAAACACCATATTACGCCCTGAAGCATTAGCCAACATTCTATTCCATCTAGTAAACTGAGAAAGAAAATTTAGACGAAAAAACTTTTCTGTAATTTTATTTGTTTCTTGTCCTCCACCAAAGGCAGCCGCTTGTCTTTCCAAGACAGATGCTTCCAAACCTAATCCAATATCTGCTACGGCTATATCAAATTCATCACGAGGGAACCGAGGAAAAACAGAACGAACAATTCCTTTCATACCACTAAATAAAGACTTTAATATAATTGTCGGACCCGCACCACCACGTGTGAGTACCAGGAATGGTTCGCTTAAAGATGATATAGTAGCAAAAGGAAGAGTAAGAATATATCCATAGGTAATTAAGGCCGCATTTAATTTACGAAAAAAATTATTTTCAATGGGCTTGTATTGTTTCTGTAAAGCCTTAGCTATATTAAACATCCTTTGTTTTTCGTTTTCAGTCATTGGACGTCCTTTAGCCTGAACTTCTGCTTCAATTTCATTTATACGTGATTTTAAAATTTCATTTTCTTTCCCAAATCTTTTTGCGTATTCAACACGGCGTATAACACTATCACGGTAACGGTTAAACACATCAACAACATTGGTATTAATAAACGGGCCAAGTTGTTCTGGATCTAAATTTTTTAATTTTCTTTCACGTTCAATGTTTCCCGCTTTTTTAGTAGGATCCATCTGCCCTTCTGTATCTGTTAAATTCATAAAGCCCCTGTTTTCAATAACATCACTTACTGTTGCAGCGGGATCTGTAAAACCATTTCTTGCCAACATGTTTTCAAACTCTGCTCTAAACTTACTATCGCTTTGTAATTTTTTATATTTAATCATAATAGGAAAATAGTTATTTACTTTCCCTGGCGTAAACCCAACAGTCTTTCCTTCAAAGGCAATGCCTCCCCGTGTATGCTCTGCATCGATAACGTATTGATACAAATCTTCAAAGCCTTCCCGTATAAGTTTTCCTGCTTTAATTACATTGGCTGGAATTTTAGCTTTATTTTTAGGATCTAAATTAAATTTAGGATTAGTTAATATTTGATAGAGCTGTCTATTTGTTTTTGCTTTTAGCCTCGATGTAAAAGGAAGACGCAAAATTTTTGAAATACTTTGGATAGCTTGTTCTACTTTAGTGCTATATTTTCCCATGTTCATTATTATAGCTTCATCTATTGTAGCATCCTGTACTTTTTTCTTACCTCGACCATCATCAAAATAGGCAAAATCTGCCCGTACGCCCTCAGCAGTTTTGGACCGTGAAGCGAGATCATCTAATGCACTCACTGATTTTCCCACTGTTGCATTAACAAGAGCGTCCCATCCAAGACCTAAATTTTTTTTATACCGAGTTAAGAAACTCGTATCAATTAATTCCGGCCGTTCAGATAATATTCCATCTTTACCTAAAACATTATAGCGTATTTGTTCAGGGCCTTTTTTATAATAATTAGCAGAAATAGGACGGCCACCCATATCGTATACCATTTGTAATGTTTTACGTGCGGGCTTATCAACGATATTATTAATCTCCGCTCTTTGTAGTTTTAAAAAGTCTTGTTCATTATTAATTCCGTCAGGAAAAACGGCTCCGTAATTTTCTATAATTTTTTGTTTATCCGCTTCCGTTACTTCTTTGTTAAAAGTAGTAAAGTTAGGATATTTAATTACAGTTCCTTCTTCTATATCATTAAGTTTTAATCCGGAATCTGTTGGAACATTAGCCGGTAAAATATTACTGACTATTTGCGCACCTCCACCAATAGTCGTGCCGCCTATGGACCCTTTAACCATAGAATTAAGTAGTCGACTTTGTTCTTCTTCTTTACTTATTTTAAATCCAGTTACTTTTTCCGCATCCGACATAAATACTTTTTCTTGGGCCATCTCTGTTACCCCTTCAATAACCCCTACTTTACCGCCGGTCATAATTATACCCGGAACCGCTGCCGCTGCTTTGGTTGCTATTCCCGTTGATACACCAAATACGTCTTCAATTTCTTTTATGCTTTTAACAACTCCTCCCCCTCTTTTAAAAGCCTGTAAAATTGGAATCATTGTTACAGCATCTAATGAACCGGATTTAATCCCCGTAAATAAAGCTGCCCAGTCATCAGGAACTTCACCCACAGGAGATCCGGTTAATCTTTGCATGAAGTCTTTTTGTGTTTGCGATGCTTCCCCTACACCTAATGTAACAGCAGGGATCAGCGCACCAAGTGCCGTGACCGCCGCTTTCCCGTACTTAATCGCTCTTAAATAAGGAATAAAATTAGATAAGGTACGGGCCCCTGTAGCGCCAGCCGCTAAAGGAACTAGAGAAGGCAGCGCCTCCCCAATAGAACTGGCTACAAAGGAACCTAAATTTTCGCTTGTTACATCTTCCACTCGCGCTACTTCAGGTGCCCCCACTGCTTGGGCTTCTAGTTTATTTTTTATTGAAACGCCTCTGCCATAATCAGATAGATTTTCATTACCAATTAAATTACCATAAACTTCCAGAGCGTCGCCTGTTAAACTTTGTACATTATTCCATTGTCGTTGAAGGCCTTTCGTAAATTCATTTCCATCATCATCCTCTTCGGGAACAACATCCTCTTCCATACCAATAGTGGTACTCATTTCATCTGCAAATAATCCTTCAGGAATTTCTATTTGAGTTGTATCAACAGTTTCTTTTAATCCTAAAATTTTTGCAGGGTCTAACCAACTCTCAACCATTTTACTTTACTTCCGATACATCTGCGCCTACTTTTTCGAATTCGGCTATAACCTCGTCTCTTGTCTTATTATGCTCTTTCATTTGTTGCTTGACGATCGCTTCGGTTACTGGAAAGTCTTTAAATTGTTCAAGTATTTTTTCTCTTTCCGCTGCGCTTATTGTGCTTACTGTACTTGTAGCTCCCGCTGTATCTTGATCTCGTAGTCTCTCGATAGTTGTTTCTTTAGGTTGTTTCCAATCTCCAGGAAGCCAATCACCAAGAAGCTCTTTGTCAAGGGTATACATTATACTAAAGAGATCTTTGGTAACTATTTTATATACAGGGCTTATATTTTCATAGGCCTGATTAAATAATATATCCTGACTAGGAGGGAGTTCACCACCAGTTACCGCTTTATTCGCTAACATTTGCATTTCATTCATGATGTCCAGAACAAACATTTTCGCACCTTTGTTTTCCTCACTAATATCCTCATCTAAACCCAAGCCGCTTAAATCAAAGCCTAATCCTTTTTCTGGATTGCCAGTAGCAATCTTTAATAATACATCTTTTTGAAAGTTTGTTCCAAAATCATATTTCTTTGGAACTGTTTTTTTATTAGCTGCTTTAACTCTTTCCTTTTCTATATCTAATTTTCCCGCAAGCATTGTGTTAAATAAAGTCCCAGCAAATTTTTGTTTGGCTGCTTTTGTTTTATAGCGTTCATTAATTTCATTTCTAACCGCCTCAAATCCCGTTCCCAGCACAGCCTCATGAAACTTACCAGGAGTCATAGCTAATTTTAATCCATACATAATTGTTTTAAGGGCCAGGTCATCTTTTGTTTGATCCAACGCACCAAAATTATACCCTGTTTCTTTCGCTGTTTCCGCTATAAGTTGAGCCATCGCTGACGTGCCTGCCGGAACAGCTTCATCTGCGGCACCTAAACCAACAGTATCGGTACCGGCCGTAGCCGCGGCTGTATCCGCTTTATTAATGGCCTTGTCACCATCAGCTACTTCATCCGTCGTTACAATTTCCTGCTCCGTATCCTCAATTGTTGCGACGCCGTCGTCTTCTGTTACTTTTGATTTCTCTACAATTTCCTCTGCTTTTTTCTTTCGTTGCTCGTCCAGACCAGACGCTTTTAAATATTCCTCTTCAACTGAACGCATACCTTCCTGTTTCTGCTTTTCGATTCTTTTTTGTTTTAGGTGATATTCAAATAATTCTATTGGACCTACTTTACCATCTTCATTTAGATCTGCTCCATCTTCCAAAGCCTGTTTTCTAAAGTCGCTTAACTCTTGTCCTTTGTCTTTCAAATAGTCGCTTACCTCTTCTGTTTTTTTATCCAACCATTTTCCTGCACCCGTATCGTCGAATTTGTCTAGAAGTTCATTTTTTTTATCATTAATAAAATTTAGTCCTTCCTTAAATGTCTCCGCATCAATAATATTGTTGTCACGATCACTGAATAATTTGTCCACTTGTGCGTTAAGACTATCCACTGTTTTTTTAACTGCATCAGTACCCCCCTCTATTGCCTCCTTAAAAATACTAGTGTCCACAGAATCTGCCGCACCCGACGCTTTTAAATATTCCTCTTCTACTGAACGCATGTCTTCCAGTTTCTGGTCTTCAATTATCTTGTCTTGCAGCAATTGATTTTCTTTAGAAAGCTCAGCATTTGCCACGTCTGAAGCACCAAAGACATTTTGAATAATATCAGCACCCCCCTCTATTGCCTCAGGGATAATAGAGTCTTTATACCAATCTGTAACCTTCTTACTTCCTTTTTTTAAATCATCTATATCTACACCAAATATAGAACTTGTTGTAGGAAAAGCCGCCTCTGCTTCCTCTATAGTCGTGGTGCTTTCTTGTTTTTTCGATTTTAAATAGTCTATTTGTTCATTAAGTTCTTGTTTTCGTTCATCTGACCATCCACTACTAATAGCCTTTTTCCAACCATCTATAAATTCTCCTGCAGCTTCGCCTACTTCTCCCCCAAAATTTTTCATATCATTGTAAATGTCTAGAGCAACTTCTACAGACTCCCCGGCAGCCTCAATAATGTTTTGCATTCCTTTTTCGGAAACGTCAGTTAAATCTACTTCTTCTTTTCTTTTTTCAGAAATTGCGTCTTTAACTTTCATTCTATCAGCCGCTGATAAATTTTTAAATTCTTCGGTTCCCGGTTCTACAATGTTGGTGCCTTGCAATATGTTTCTTTTAATTATTTCTATATTTTCGTCTCCTGATACTTCGCGTTCCGTCTCACCGGCTAAGTTTTTAACTTTAGCTTGTTGAAGAAGTTCAAATAATTCTTTTTGATTGGCTATACCAAGTAGTCTTTGCGCTTCCTCATCTTCCATTTTATCTTTTTTAGCTATTTCCGCTGCTACTTCTGGAGGCAGATTAGCAGCATCATATACTGTTAAATCGGATTCAACTTGAGCACCTTCATCAGTACTTAAATCTTGTTTGTTAATCATTTGAAGTTCTTTTTCTTTTTCCAGTAAATAATTTTTAAGGAACTCTTCATGTTTTTCACTTGGTTTAACCATTCCTCCCGGCGTATTGTACATATCAAATATAGGATCATACATCTCAAGGCCATGCTTTTTCAAAAACTCGCCAGTACTTCTTCTTGTCGTGAACCAATTTGAATCTATGGGTTGACCCTCTCCATACCAATCAAAAAGCCCCGCTTCGTTTGCTTTATTAGCATTCTCTATAGCTGTTTGAAAAGCTTCCATATCCTTAGGCACGCCGTCCTCACCAAAGCCGCCACCATAAAAATTCATTATCTGTTCTATAGTAGGAACATATACTCCGCTTTTTGCGTAGATAGGTTGCTGAAACATTCTTCTATTAAGAACATTTTCCATTGGTTAGCCCCAAAGCCCTTTATTATATGCTCCCAATCCGGCTAATCCCAATCCTGCAATTTGAGAATAGGGACTAATATTGTCCGAAGGACTGGTACGTGTTGTATATGTTGAATAACTGGACGGCTGACCCTGTAGAATATCACTTGCCCATCCCATTCTAGTAAATGGTTCAAGTTGTCTTGCTTCTTCAGTTCCTCTTGCCGCATCCATACCAGCTTGCATTAATTGTTGATTTAATCCTCCAATGCCCATTAGTGAACTAATATCCGTTAATCCTGCTCGTTGGACATCCAATCCTAATCCCGCTTGGGCTCCTCCTAGTTGACCTAGTTGTGTTCCAAATTGTCCGAACCGTGAACCAATACCACTAAGCCCTGCACCTAATTGTCCTAATCCTTGACCTCCATAAAGAGATCTTTTCTTCGCTGCTTCCGCTGCTTGTAAAGCTTGGCCATACCCTGTCGATCTGGCTTGTCCTACCCTAGCTGCGGTGTCCGCTGCTATCGTTCCTTCTACCACTCCTTGCCTTGAACCTCCGAATGCTCCATATTTTTGAGCAGCATCACCTGCTTTTGTAGTAGCAATATCCCCTTGTTTTATAATTTCATCTGTCACATAATCTTGATAAGGATCAAAATATTGACTAATGTCTGCGCCGGTTAACGCTTGTGAACCTTCTTGCATTAATGGTGCGCCCGTTTGCAGTAGATTTGCGCCCTGCGTGAGCCATGGCATTCCTTGTTGGAGTGCTGCAATACCTGAACCTAAAGTTCCTTCAGCCGCCGCTAGATGAGGAGCAAATCCCCCAAGACCGGCACGGCCCATCCTCATTGCTTCTAATTGGTCTGGGCTGAAACCCGCAACTTGATAAGAAGGTATCTGTCTTCCTATACCCGCTCTCCCATATCTTCTTAAATTAAAATCTTCTTCGGTTTCAGTAAAAGCACCTGATTCATCTTTCCGCCTTTCAGCGGTAGGATCACCAAAAATAGACGCCAGTAATTGTTCTGAGCGCTGTTCAATAAAAGGAGCTTGCCTTACCGTTTGTTCTGTTTCTGTTACATCAACCATTATTTTTTACCTCTCGATTCCATTGACAGTTTACCACCTTTTTCTAAATGATCCATCATATCATACATAGGTCGTGAACCGCCTGCATTTTTAACAGCCTTGGCTGTTACAACAAATTCGCCATTGCTTAAGTAAGCGGGGATTTCATCACTGGTCCCTGTTCCGCGACCCGTGATCCCTCCTTCTGCTCTTTGAGCAGTGGCATAAGGAAATCCTCCTTCTTTTAAATTAACTATACCACCTTTAGCTAAACTAAAAGGGACAATATTACTACCTGGATTATATGTATTAGCTTTAGCTAATTGAAGTAGTTGTCCAAAGTCACCAGGATATACATTAGTGTCTACGTACTCCTCCGTTTCCTCATCTTGTGCAAACATTCCAGGAATCATACCACCTAGAGTCATTGCTGTAAATATTCTTTGAGGGCTCCAGTCACCCCCTGCTTCTCCCTTTTTCCTGAAGATATCCAGCCAGTTCTTCTTGGTTGCGGCGTCAGCTCCACCAGACTTGTAGCCTGTGAACGCAGGATTATCTGCATTTTGAAAATATGTTGCTGCTTTAGATTCACTCATACCTCCTCCGGGTAGATTACCCGCTCCTGATGGAACAACCCCTGCATTTTCCAGCGCCGCTCTTCTTAATAAACTTCCCAAACCTTCTTTAGATATTCCTTTAAATATAGAACTTCCTAAAGATCCAGCACCAGCATCCAGACCAGCTTGAGCTGCCTGTGATCCCTTAGCAAACTTACCACCAAGCCCTGCCATAATACCAGACATAAGAGCCTGTTTTGTATCTTGACCTGCTATTTTACCACCAGCAAACCCTGCGGCGCCCATCATTAAAGGACCCACACCGGGAATAAAAGATGCGGCAATTGGTAAAATAATAGGTGCAGCTTTTTTTAATTTTTTAAATAATTTTTTAAGAAAGAATTCCGGCTGCCCTGTTACGGGGTTAATCGAATTAAAATTACTGCCTACAATATATTCGGTTGGATCTATTCCTAGATCCGCCATAGATTTAAATACTTGATCTCGTAACTTAGGGTTCTTTTCAAAAACCTCCATGGGGATAATGGTTTCCCCTGTCGCTACGTGAGCTAGCGTGTCATCTTCATATCGTCCGAAATCTTTAAGGGCATCGACCGCTTCTTGAAAGTCGGCTAATCCGCCCTTAACTAATTTAAGCTTGTTCATTTATCTCCTTATAATGCATTATATCAATGTAGCAAGGAGGCGAAACTTGAATCATGGGCCAATTTAATACTTTATTTATATGGAAATTATTGTTATATGACAAGGATATTATGGCGAAGAAGAAAGTCAAGCAACCTGAAGTAATTTATGTTCCTTCTTATCCCACTGCAGGGCGACCTTTAAAGAAGGATGAATGGGCATTTGTACAAGAGAACTTAAGGAAATTTAATGAAGCCACAAAAAAAACAAATAAAAAAGTCTAAAGAAGAAACTATCGAGTTCCAGGCTATTCGACCTTTCGGTCCAACAATAGTAAGGGGAACACTTCCTAAACACTTACTTGAATTGATGGATACTAAAGCAACAGAAATGCTAGAGGATGAAAAACTTTCAAAAGAGTTTGATCATTCAGGATCACTAGCAGGGAATGTTAAGCAAGAGGTACGTTTCCCGACTGAGTGGATGGATACAAATGCATTTCTTCCTATGGTAAGCTTCATAGGAGAGATGGTTAAATCCTATATTTCTATTCCTCCTGCTAATGAAACTATCAAACCTGAATTTGTAGGTAAATTGGTTATGGAATCTATGTGGGTTGTCTCACAATATGCAGGGGATTTTAATCCTTTTCATATCCATGAAGGCCAACTATCAGGTGTGTTTTATTTACGGGTTCCTCCAAGCTTACCCGAGGAGTATGCAAAAGAGGATCATTATCCTACAGTTGGTGATATATGTTGGTTTGATGGAAGAGCCTCAACATTTAGTGGGCATAAATTTCAACACTCGCCTCGAGTTGGTGATATATTTTTATTTCCAAATTGGTTAGCACACGGTGTCTATCCTTTTAGAACCCCTAATGAAGAAAGACGATCCGTGTCGTTTAATCTTCACCTTATTAAAAAAGAAGAAGAAAAACAATTATTGAAATGATTAATATTGACAAGACTCCAATGGTCCGTGTGACGTGGTTGGATGCTCGTGATACAGAAACAGGTTGGCTCGATATTAAAGATATTTTAAAAGCGCCTCTTGCTACATGCCAAGAAGTAGGATGGATGGTTGTTAATAGTCCTGAAAAAATAGTTATTATGCGTTCTTACAGTAAAGATAAAGAAGACATTACTGGAGGAGGAGCCATTGCCATCCCCCAAGGATGGATAAAAAAAATAGAATATTTAAAAATAGACTATGCAACACAGTAAGGAAACAGCATACGTTCAATACGTAGATAATTTTTTTAATGTTGAAACATTAGAATCATTACAAGAAACACTTATTAGTTTAAAATATACCGAAGTAAAAAATGAAGAAGGACAGCATTATGGTCAAAGACACACCTTTCCTCTCCATCAATTTAAAAATGATCCGGTCTTGCAGCGTATTAAAGAATTCTTTTTTCCTTATACAGATCTAGAACCAATATCTATTCATGCTCATTTGCGCCACAATCAAGGAGAACCTAAAGTACATATTGATACGGATAAAGGAAACATAGCAAATTTTCTTTTCTTTGTTAAGGGAGAACCATTATTAAATAACGGAACCGGGTTTTTTATAGGTAGTAAACTTTCCTCACATATAGGATTTGTAGAAAATCGGGCTTTATTTTTTAATGGCAGTAAAATATGGCATACGGACTTACAGGGATTAGGGGAAAGTTCTCCACGCTATACGTTAAATATTTTTTACAGACAAAAGGTTTCCAAAGATGCCGGGTTCTAAAATATTTATCGGAACCCCGTGTTATGGGGGAATGATTTCTGTAAATTATTTTGAAAGCTGTTTACGTTTAATGTCTGAATGCTCCCTAAATAAAGTAGGACTACAGTTTGGTACAATTGGAAATGAATCTTTAGTAACGAGAGCTCGTAATACATTGGTTCAATTATTCATGGATCATTCAGAGTATACCCATTTACTTTTTATAGACGCTGATATTGGTTTTAGTGAAAGAACTGTTATGCGAATGTTAGAACTGGATGAAGAAGTAGTGACAGGAGTATATCCAAGAAAGACTATTGATTGGACAAAAGTTATACGAAAAGTAAAAGAAAAACCCAATATTAAAGAAAATGAATTATTAGCTTCTTCATTACAGTATAATCTTAATGTAAAAAATCCAGAACACGTGGAAGTAAAAAAAGGATTTATAGAAGTACTGGACGGCGCTACGGGTTTTATGTTGATTAAAAGACAGGTCTTTGAAAAAATGGCTAAAGCTTATCCTGAATTAAAATTTAAATCGGATCAACATTTAAATGACCCCCACGATAAAACGTTCAATTATCATGATAATTCAAATTGGAATTATGCTTTTTTTGATACCACGGTTGAACCAGAAACTAAAAGATACTTGTCAGAGGACTATGCTTTCTGTAGACTATGGCAGAAGATTGGTGGGACCGTATATGCTGACATTACGAGTGGGCTGACGCACTATGGGACTTATGCCTTCAAAGGCAATGTAGGTACTCAATTCTTGCCACCGAAGAAGAAATAATTTAGTATGTGGTCTTATGCAATTAACCGATTTAAAATTTCAACCAGGTGTAGATAAACAAGACTCCCCTTATGCGGCGGGAGATGATCGACGCTATATTGATTCTCAATTAGTAAGGTTTCATTACGGAAAACCCGAAAGGTGGAAGGGGTGGGAATACCTTCCCAATCCCAATGAAACCCTTATTGGCGTGGTCCGTGATACGCATTCCTGGGTTAGTTTAAACGGAACCAGATATCTTGCTTTGGGAACCGATAGAAAATTATATATATTAGTAGGCAGTGGACTTTATGATATTACACCCATTCGGGAAACAGAGAGTTTAACAAATCCTTTTGCGACAGTAAGCGGTAGTCCTATCGTGACCGTAACCGATGCGTCGCATGGAGCGGCACTGGGCGATTTTGTTACATTTGACGACACTACCACCAACAATGTTGTGGACGGTATAGAATTTAACAATGAATTTGAAATTACGGAAATTGTTGATAGCAACAGTTATAAAATAACCTATTCCTCGGACGCTACGGGAACAACAGCGGCGGGAGGTGGATCGGTAACCGCAAGCTATCAAATTTCTGTTGGCCCCGCTACATCAACTTATGGATATGGTTGGGGTGTTTTAACATGGGGATTAAGTACATGGGGTACCGCTAGGTCTTCATCAAGCGTCACCATTAATGCTCGTCAATGGTCATTGGATAATTTTGGCGAGGACTTGATTGCTACCGTCTTAAACGGGGGCACTTATCAATGGGATACTTCAGGAGGCACAACAACTAGGGCCGTGAGCCTTGGTGCAACAGCCCCGGTAGCTTCTCGTTTTTCTTTAGTATCATCTGACACAAGACACTTATTTTTATTTGGCACATGCACAACAGTTACAGATGCAGCCACGCAAGATGATTTATTTTTTAGATTTTCTGATCGTGAAAGTTTGACGCAGTGGGCACCAAAATCGACAAATGAAGCGGGATCATTGCGTATTGCTGATGGTTCCCGTATCATAGGAGCGGTAACATCAACAGGTCAAATCCTGGTATGGACTGACCAATCCTTGCACGGTATTCAATTTGTAGGAACTCCCTTTACATTTGGTCAAAGACAATTAGGAGCCAACTGTGGCTTGATAGCACAGCATGCAGCCATTGATGTGAATGGTAAAGCTTTCTGGATGGGTGATGATGCATTCTATATGTACGATGGTGTTGTTAAAAAAATGCCGTGTTCTGTACAAGATTACGTATATGATGACTTGAGTTACACAAACAAGAATGACATTGCCTGTGGCATCAACCCCGAATTTAATGAAATTATGTGGTATTATCCCTCAGGCAGCGCCACGCAAATTGATAGAGTTGTTGTCTATAATTATCTGGAAGGAACGTGGTATACGTCAACATTGGGAAGAACCACGTACCTGGGAAATTACACCTTTGAAAATCCTATAGCCACGCAATATGATGCTGCTTTAGTGGCCAATGCCACTACAAGCACAGGAGTAACCGATACTCCTTACGGCGTCACGGCGGGAGCTTCCTATGTATATAATCAAGAAATAGGAAACAACCAAGCTGATGGAACTGCCTTAACAGCTTCCTTAACAACAGGATCAATTGAAATTGCAAATGGAGATCAATTTATGTCAGTGAGTAAATTTGTTCCTGACTTTACTTCCCTAACAAATAATGTAGCCGTTACTTTAACATTGGAGGATTACCCTCAATCAACAACAAGTCAAACTACTTCAGGTAATGTTACTAGCACCACGACTAAAATTAATGTAAGAGGAAGAGGACGATCAGTAAAATTAGCTTTTGCAAGTGATACTGTGGATGATACAAACTGGAGATTGGGATCAATGAAACTTCAACTTAGACCGGACGGAAGAAGATAATGACACAGTACGATCCAAATGATTTAAAGAGAAGGCAATTGTCCTTGAGTGGAATATTCGGACTTGCAGGAGGGCCAAGACAACCTCAATACCCTTACCAACATCCAATTCAACAGCCACCTAAACAGTTTGATCCGTGGGGAGTTAAGGGAATGGGAGAACAGATAACGGGATTTGGTGAAACCCTTGGAGGATACGGAGAAACCCTTGGAGGATATGGCGAGCAGCTAGGAGGATTTGAAGAAAGACTTGGAGGATTTGGTGAACAGTTAAGTGGACTGGGAGACAGGTTTGGTCAACAAATTAGTGGACTGGGAGACAGGTTTGGAGGAGTAAATGATAAATTAGCAAAAATAGAAGAAGGAATTGGAAGCTTACTACAAAACAGGGGATCAGGAATGGGAGGAATGGTACAGCCAAATTATGGATACTCTCCTTATAATATGTTATTAAATTCTTTTTTTGGAGGATATAGATAATGGCTAAAATAACGATTACTCGTTTACCTAATGCCACGTCTCAATATGAACCAAGTCAATTTGATCAAATGATTCGTTTACTCGAACAATTAATTTTAAATTTAAATACTTCTTACTCTCAGGATATAGAAGAAAAATCTTCTGGAAGGAGTTGGTACCTTGGCTGATACTTTTAAAAATGCCGGTGTAGATTTAACCACAACTGATCCAACAACCATTTACACGGTTCCAACAGCGGCTCCAGGTATAACAGGAACTGCTCCTATTTTTCCAACCACAGCCGTAATTAAATCCATTATCATATGCAATGATTCTGCGAACACCACTGAGTACACCATAGAATGGACGGACAGCAGCGCTTCGGCAACCTATAAAATTACCAATGATAAGACGATTGCCACCGATACCACCTATGAGGTTTTATCACAGCCTCTGGTTCTGGAGGAATCGGACTTGATTAAAATTACAGCGAACGCCGCTAATGAGATTCATATTACTTTAAGCGTACTGGAAATAACAAAAGGGGATTTGTAATCGACCTTCATTCTTTATTTATTACTCCTATCTTTTCTATAAATTTAGCAGGCTATGAAAATCTTACTGAAGTTATAAAAAATATTCAAGAGAAAGAGCCCATAAGTGTTGAAGGAAAAAGCACTGATGGGGGATGGCATAGCCATGATTTTTTACATGAGGATAAACAATTCGCTAAATTAAAAGCAGAAATAATTGAAATGACAAAAGAGACAATGAGTCACTTATCCATTATTGATCAAATAGTTCCTATAATTACTGGTATGTGGGCCGTGGTCAATGGGCCGGGAAGCAGTAATCGTTTACATAGTCACCCCTATAATAATATGTCGGGGGTTTTTTATTTACAAGTTCCTGAAGATAGCGGGGCTCTTGTCTTTCATGATCCTCGTCCTCAGAGTGAAGTCCTGGCTCCTCCTAAAAAACCAGGAGAAAGCATACATACCTCTTCCCGGGTTTCTTGGAAACCCAAGCAAAATGATATACTGTTTTTCCCCTCATGGCTTACCCATGAAGTGGAGAAAAATAATTCACAAGAAGAAAGAATTGTGATAAGTTTTAATATTGAATTAAAAAGGAGAAACAATGGCTAAAATCATAGAAGAAGCAAAAGTCTTGGGGGAAATTGATGCTGGTGATGGTCGCATGGTTCCTCACATTAGATGCCGTTCAGAAACTACAATTACTAATACAGAAACAAATCAAGAATATGATTCAGAAGAACACGCTACCAATGATGTAGCTGATCCTGGAACAGAAACGAAAGAAGAACACATTAGACGAGACGTTAAAATATTCGCCCCGTCATTGGCCGACATGATCGGCGCAAGCGATAACGATTAAGCGCTACAGGCTTCACATTCAATCTCGGTTTCAGTGCCGTTAAGCATTACTTTTTCATCGGAAGTATCATGACAACCACACCCCTTAAGGTGCTCGGCCAGTGTCTTTTCTAGTCTTAAATTATCTCTCTCCGTAGCTAATAAACGTTCGTGGTAGCGGCTCACCTTGTCAGCGAGGACAGCTATAGCCTTCAATACTTCCTGATTTTCCATTTTTTTCTCCTGATTTAAATTTTTGGGTGAGAACCAATTTAACCATATTTCGTTCCAAAGCAATAGAACTTTTTTAAATTGTTTTCTTGACAAGGAAATTATGATATGGAAGAGGGAGAAAATAGAATGAAAGTAAATAATCATGTCTTGGCAATTATTCAGGTTTTTGAAACCTTTATAGATATTGATACTGATGTTCTTTTACAAGAAATAAAGAAAAGTGATGAAAAAATGAATAATGACATTAACCATTCTTTCTTTGAAGATTATAAGTGTCCTAATACCCCTTTACTCAACGAACTTAAAAATAGAATAAAAGATAAAACTCAAGAAATTATGGGCGTAAATTTAGAATATGCACAATCATGGATTCATAAAACTTCACCTAAGGCTTCAACAGGACTTCACAATCACCGTGGAAACTTCTGTTCTTTTGTTTATTATCCCAATTTTATAGAGAGACAAGGAGGTTTACGATTTATTATATTTTGGAATGGTAAAATAATTGAAAGAATAATTACCCCTGAGAAAAAAATGTTATTGATTTTTCCAAGTGAAGTTTTTCATTATACAGGACAAAACGATACAAAAGAGGAAAGAATATCTATTTCAGGTAATTTTGATATGCAACAAAAGGAACAGAAAAAAGAATGAAAGCAGAAATCATTGCAGATTCCTTTTTTATTGGCCACTATAAAATAGCCAATAAATACATTAAAGACCTTAATAAAAGATATGAAGCCGCCAAGGACGGTTTAAAAAGCTACGGACCACGTTTGGCGGGTAGATTGGATAGTGAATTGGAGATGCTACCCATTATCCAATCAACGGATTCTTTTCCTCAAATCGTTAAATGTATGGAAAAACATATGAAGCAAAGCATTGAATTTAAATGCTTACCAAGTGACTCCTACAATTTGGATATTATAGGATGCTGGATAAATGACATGAAAGCGGGGGAATACAATCCTCCCCATACCCATCATGACGGATCCGGTTGGTCAACGGTTCTGTTTTTAAAGGTTCCCGAATTCATTAACGATGCAAAAGATCCCCACAAGTTCAAGGACGGGTCACTGTGTTTTATAATGGGAGGAAACACCACTTATTATGTTACCCCTAAAGTCGGGGATTTTTATATTTTTCACGCCCGTCACCAACATTGCGTAATGCCCTTTAAAACCAAAGACCCTAAAGCAGTTCGTCGATCCATGTCTTTTAATTTTATTGTAAATGATAAGGAGAAAAATGTTTGAAAAGAAAATAACTTTCATTGCCATTGATAAAGATTATGAAAACATATGGCCACATCCCCAAGCTGCCAATCATTTTATTCCGCAAAATTATAAAAATTTAAAACGTCACGAGGATAATAATCTTCACAAACCAACGGTTAAGACATGCATACCTTTTTTGGATGCCTTAACTGCGGGGTACATTATTCCTTTTGACCAGGATTATATTGTGGATGCAACGGAAACCGATTTAAGTATTTCATCTGCCAACAAAGAACCTGAACCTGCGGGATTTCATAATAAAACCCAACTTCCGTTAGGAGACGATAAGGGAAAAGAAAACGCGGGAAAATTTCATAACAAATGGCTAATCAAAACCCCGCCAGGATATAGCTGTTTATTTATTCAACCTCTTAATCGAAGAGAAGAACGTTTTGAAGCCATATCGGGAGTGGTGGATACGGATACGTACATTAATGTAATTAATTTTCCTTTTCATTGGAAAAAATGGAATCAGCAGACCCTTTTGAAAAAAGGAGAACCCATGATTCAAGTAATTCCATTTAAACGAGAGTCATGGAAAAAATGGTCTGGCTTTGTAATGGAAGTAGCCCATGGCAAAACTCTTCGACTTCTAGAAAGTAAATTTATGGATCGGTATAAAAAAATGTTCTGGAATAAAAAAAGTTTCAAATGATAAAAATACAAGATTATATAAAATGTTATACGGACATAATAAGCAAAGAAGTATGTGAAGAAATTATAGAAGCCTCTGGTGATTTTCAAAGAGCCACGGTTAATGACGGAGATGTATCCCAAGCCAGAAACTGCTATGATTCAAGATTGAATAAAAAATTTGACGGTTCTATGTATGAAAGTGTGGGTAAAATATTACAACAATACCAAAATGATTTTACTTACTTTACCACTGGTTTAAATACCGAAGATACTGGTTATCAACATCTGCTTTATAAGGGGAGCGAAAAAGGGGAATATAAATCCCATGTAGATCATATGGATTTATATCCTAGGGTTTTAAGTTGTTCAATAATATTGAATGATAATTATGATGGAGGGGATTTTTCTTTTTTTGAGGGAGGGCATATAATTAAGAAAAAAGCTGGAAGTGCAGTTGTATTTCCGAGCAACTTCTGTTTTCCTCATGCTGTAACTCCCGTTACAAATGGGGATCGACACGCCATTATAACATGGATTCATTGATATATAATGAAACCTAATCTCTATTATATAGAAGGAGGGGTAGGAAAACACTTGCAGTTTACTGCCTTACTGTCATTTCTATACAGGAAATATAATCAAAAATTAATTATTAACTCAGAATACCCTGAACTATTTAACTATTGCCCTGAAGTTGCAGATTCAAAAAAAGGGACGGATGACGTATTTTTTGACACATATCAACAATATTATAATCATTTTAATAAACTATTTTTTCATGATCCTTATAAAACTGATTTTGTAAAAGGTAAAAGTCATGTTGTAAAAAACTGGGCTGATCTATATAAAATAAAGATAAACGATTACAGGCCAAATTTTTCCATAAACCCAGACTTGGAAAAAAAATTTATACCCCATATAAAAAAAATAGATAAATTTATTCTTCTTCAATTTACGGGCGGTCAAGGAATAGAATCAAATAACTACGATTTTAATAATTTAGGTAAAAATTATAAATATGGACAGGAACTAATTTCACTTTTAACTGAATTTTTTCCTCGACATTTATTAATTGTCTTTAGTCACTTCAATGAAAGGAGGGAATTTGTAGGGGAAACAAAATTTAATGATGAAGGGGGATTGCCCTTATTTAAAACACGAGAAGATTTTATGGTATTGTCCAAGTATTGTGATTTTTTTATTTCTATAGACAGCGCGCTTCAACACATGGGCTCTAATCAATCTTTTAATAAAAAAGGAATTGTTTTGTGGGGAACATCAAAACCTGAGAGGTTTGGATATAAAGAAAATATAAATATAATATCAGAATATCCTTATTGTGTAGAAATTAATCCAAAAAAAATAATAGAGGAGGCGAGGAAATTAAATGAAAAATAAATACATATATGTTAAGAACATGCTCTCCATGGATTTGGTGGAATACCTGTCCACTTGGACTTTAAAAAACGTTGAAAAAACATGGATAGACGAACAAGTAAACCACGCTTTTTCATTGCATTCCCAGAACTCAGAAATTTATTCTCATTTACTTCATCATTTACTCCCTGTCATGGAAAAAGAAACTAATTTAAAGTTAAAGCCTATGTATGGTTATACCAGAATTTATGTAGGAGGATCCGAATTATCAAAACATCGAGACAGAAAAGCCTGCGAAATAAGCGCTTCTATAACTTTAAAATATTTTTACCAGGATAAAACATATCAGTGGCCTCTTTGCATGGGAAATATCCCCATCAACATTAAGTCAGGTGACGGAGTTATTTATAAAGGGGAAGAAGTAGAGCACTGGAGGCCTGTTTTTCAACAGCCAAAAGAATATTGGCACCATCAAGTGTTCTTGCATTATGTTGATTTGAATGGGCCTTATGCCACTTTAACTCCCAATAAAACTAATGAGGAACATGAAGAAGAATTTCTAAAAATTAAAAAGGAAATTAAAAATATGATAACAACACTCAAGGAAAGGAATTTATTTTTTTTAAAAAAATATTAAGAATAATTAGGATCGTAGTCAGTCCACTCTTTACCAACAGCGTTAGTCGTTCCATTAGCTTCATCATCCGCTACGGCGGCATCGTATGCTGCCATGGCAGTTGTTATTTCACCTTTTCTGGTTTCCCCCCATGTAAGAAGATCAGCTATGGTTGTTGATCCAACAGCATCGGAAGTAGCACTTAAGTCCGTATTTCCCGTCATGTTTCCAGTTGCAGGGTCTTTGCTTTGAATTTCATTTTGACCAATCAAATCATTCCAAATAACAGCATGAACAGTGTTGGGTAGAGAAGGCATTGCGTTTCCCTTATCCGCCCAAGCTATATAAAAGGAATCATCTAGTTTTATAGAACTGTCGTTATGTATTACAATTTGTGTTGCCATTGTTTTTCCTAATGTTTTATAATGTAGTTAACCACCACGTAAGGTGAAAAGGCATTGTTTCCCGCTGCCGTTACCGTTCCCGATAAAGCACCACCTGATGCCGTTGTTGTTACCGCTACTGTTCCCGTCAGCGTTCCCGCCAAGGTGTGTGAATGATTGTGTCCCGTTCCTGAACCAACATTGTTTGTTACCATGTTGGGACCTGGTACTTTCGGAGAGCAACCTCCTTTGTGGCCCCCTCCACCGCCTCCACTGTTGAGTAAAGCTGGAATATTGTGAATATGAGCGGCTAACTGAGCCTCGGTGATTGATGTATTGTCAATCGATCCCGTTACCGTTACCGCTTGGTTGTTTGTTACACTGTTTGTAGCTGTTACACTGCTTACCGCCTGGTTGTTGGTAACAGCCACGGTTACCGTATTGGCACCGCCCGTTCCTGCGAGGTTATAAGTGTTTCCATCATATCCTTGCGGAGTTTTTCCTTGTAATTGAGGAACGTTGAATGTTGTTGATCCGTTGCCCGCTCCGTATGTATCTCCAAGAACCACATAAAGTTCGGCATAAGTTGTTCGTGATACAGCGGTTCCATCGCATAATAAATATCCAACAGGTGCTGTAGTTTTTCCCCAAGGCTTGATTGTGCCTACTTCGCTTCTGTTTGTAAAATCCTGCAGATTAGTCATTGTACTTTAGCCTCCAACCATTTGTTGAATCGTAGTATACCAAAGAAATCCCTGCACTGTTAGTGGAAATTGTCATATCGGCCGCGTCTCCTTGAACTTTTTCAGCTCCTCCATCAATAGTAATATTATTGGTTCCCGCACTTCCTGTGCCATCAATGACTTTTACTTGCATTCCAATTGTAGGAGAGGCGGGTAATGTTATTGTGACTACATCACTTGAGCAGTCAACAAAAATATTATCGCCGTCTGAGGCTGTGTAAGGGGAATCACTATCAGTTTTTTCCACCCATGCTTCGCCTAATCCAGCTAAAGAAAAAATATCGTACCAGTTGGTACCATCAGTAGAAACTAAACGGTACTTACCATTTGCAATACTCATAGTAT